CCGAGTTAGATATTATACTGTTAGTGATGACGGATATGTAAAATCGGATAATAAACATACATATGGTGGCTACAAACCTTTTTATAGAACGGTTGTTGCAACTTATGTAAGTGAAAACGAATTTAGAGGTATATAATGAAAATAATTATTTCAGAGGATCAGTTTGACCGAATCATGGAAGTTATAACGGATGATAAAGTGATCTGTGGGAATTGTGGATGGTCGTGGGACTTAGAAGATGGAGGTGATGACCTATATACTTGTCACAAATGCGGACACAATAACTCTGAAGATTTAGACGAAAAATAAAATGCCATTACCAAAACAAGTAAAACCTACATTACCGTTAGTTCCAAAAAAAACTTTGTTAGCAAGAAGAGAACAACTTCTCGAATTTATAAACAAAGATGGAACTTATTTACCGAAATCAGTTCTGCATGCTGACTTAGATAGAGGGATGCTCGATTTTGTTAAAGACGATTTGAAAGTTGTAACTGCGGGTAAAATTATCCCGATGATTGATATTATCATCACAACACAAAATTGGGTACAATATACTGAAACCGCCTTATTTACTAATTTGGACTTCAATCCTGAACCCCCATTTATTACCGTTGTAAGACAACCCGAAGTGAAGTTTGGTACTAACCCATCTTTACAATATACTATACCTAATCGGAAACAATTTTATTATGCTTCGGTTCCAACATGGAATGGTAATGAACAAGGTATGGACATTTACACGATACCACAGCCAGTTCCTGTAGATATCAATTATAGTGTTAAAATAATTTGCAATCGAATGAGAGAGTTGAATCAACTCAACAAAATCATCATGCAAAAGTTTTCATCAAGACAAGCATATACTTTTATCAAAGGACAGTATGTTCCAATTGTACTTCAAAACATTTCTGATGAATCTCAGATGGCTTTAGATTCCAGAAAATATTTCATACAAAATTACGATTTTACGATGTTGGGATACTTGATAGACGAAGAAGAATTTCAAGTGAAACCTGCAATTGCCAGAGTTGCTCAAATAATGGAATTGGATACTACGTCCTTGAAAAGGAGAAGACCTAAATTTCCTGAGAACCCCAATGAGTTTTTGTCAGACTTTTTATTTATATCAGGTAATGATACACTAAGTGAGATTGTAGAATTTAGAGCGAATATGTCATTCGTAGGTTCGACTAACGTGGATAGTTTCGATGTTTATATAAACGATGATTTTTATGGAACTGATGTGAACGAAATTCAAATCACGACTAATGATATACTCAGAATAGATGTTGTAAAAACTAACAATAGTTTGGAATCAACTTTGAAATTTGAATCACAATTAGTTTAATCTTCCCCGTATATATCTTTTTTCTCCTTACATTTTTCAACTATAAGGTTTTCTAAAAACTTATAAATTTTCATGCCTCGTTTCTCACAATACTTTTTCAGTAATTCGTGAGACTCGGGGGATATTTTGATATTCTTTATTTCTTTGGTCATTTGTTAGGTAGAAAAAAGGTAGAATAAATTCTCCCTGTTTATAAATAGATATTCAAAAGTCAAGTTTTTTCATTCAGATACTAATATTTATCATTAAAATAAATCTGCAATAGAATAAATTAAATAATGGCAACACAAGTAAATCAAAAGGTATATGTATCACCTGGAGTATACACATCAGAAACCGACTTATCATTTGTTGCTCAGAGTGTTGGTGTAACAACATTGGGTTTAGTGGGAGAAACAATCAAAGGTCCCGCTTTTGAACCTATCTTTATTACCAACTATGATGAGTTTCAAGCTTATTTCGGAGGGACTGAACCAACAAAATTTGTTAACACACAAATTCCAAAATATGAAGCTTCTTATATAGCTAAATCATATTTGCAGCAATCTAATCAACTTTTCGTTACAAGAATTTTGGGTCTTTCAGGGTATGATGCAGGACCTTCTTGGAGTATCAAAACTATTGCTAATGTTGACCCATTGACTGTCGGATTGAATCCTGCTTCAGCAACTACTTGGACTGCATCATTCACAGGAACTTCAACAGGAAATACTGTGACATTTGTTAATGGTGGATTACCAGCACCAGTTTTAGCAAATTTCAACACTCAGTATAGATTATCTGATGGAAGTACTTCAAGTTTAGCTTTGGACTTCAATAGTAATCTTGACAATATTATGGATACCCCATCATTGTCTGCAACTACAACAGTGGTATATGGAGCAATTCCTGAGTCTAATTTTTATGACTTAACTGGAGAATATTCAAATGTGATAAATGAATATGGTTGTGATACTGTCAACTTGGCAACAAATGATTTGAGTTCTGATTTGAACGATCCTTGGTATTATGCTAACTTTGATATTACTTCAGGAAACGCTTACTCAGGATATTCATTCTTTTATTATGTTTCTAGTTTAACATCAGGAAGTTCTTCAACATTCTCAGGTACCGTATCAGGTAGTGTTTTCACTTACTCAGGAACGGCTTACAGTGAATACAATGACATGGTTATTGCAACTCTTCGTTCTAGAGGTATTTCACTTTACACTAATACGGTGGAAAGTGATCAGCATGGACCAATTTATGAGGTGAATGCGTTATCTGCAGTAACATTAGTTTGTACTAATCAATATTCAGGGGTTACTCAATCTCCTTATGAAACTTTCTTAATATCTGGTGTAACTAAAGATGCTGACAACTTTTCTTTTGAAACTTCTATGTCTGCGGCTTCTTCCAAATACATAACAAAAGTTTTGGGTGTAGACAACTTTGGTAAATCAAGAAACGAAGTTCCATTGTTTGTGGAAGAAGTTTATCCAGGAACTTTGAACTACGCTTACAACCAAGGATATATCAGAGGTTTGAATTGTAACTTGGTCGCTTTGGAAGGGGCTAGAAGTCAAAACCCTCAATCAATCGCTTACAATGTTACACAATATAAATCTCCAAGTACTCCATTCTTAGTTTCAGAATTAAGAGGTAATAAAGTTTATAACTTATTTAAATTTATCTCAATCTCCGATGGAAATGCTGCGAACACTGAAGTAAAAGTTTCAATTGCTAACTTGTCTTTCAACAATATGACATTCGATGTATTGGTTAGAAACTTCTTTGACACAGATGCTAATCCTGTTGTAATTGAAAAATTCACCAACTGTAACATGGATCCACTATCCAACAACTTCGTAGCTAAGAAAATTGGTTCGAGTGATGGAGAATACGCGTTGATATCAAGATATATAATGGTCGAACTTGCTGATGAAGCACCTATCGATGCAATTCCTTGTGGATTTAATGGTTATACTCAGAGAGAATACTCGTCATTGAGTAACCCATCACCATATCCTGTATTCAAAACAAAATATTACTTCCCTGGTGAAGTTATTTACAACCCTCCATTTGGTGGGGCGGCTAATACCACTGAATCTGCTGGTGACATCGTAAGAAGAAGTTATTTAGGTTTCTCAAGTCAATTCGGAGTTGATGATGCGTTCTTACAATACAAAGGAACTCAGAATCCTTTGAATTGGGTGGCGTCTCCTCTTCCAGTTAACGGTGAGGCTTGGAACGTATTGAGTAAAGGTTTCCACATGGACTCAGGTGCTACTGTTGTTACAATCTCTAACTCTTACCAAACAAGTGGTGAAACTGCATTCGAGTGTGGTGTTGCTAACTTTACTACTGATCCTGAAACTCAAGATAATCCATACTACTTCATTTACGCTAGAAAATACACAGTATGTTTCGCTGGTGGATTTGACGGATGGGATATCTACAGAGAACATAGAACTAACCAAGACAGATTCCAACTTGGGGCTAATGGATTCTTGGCAGGTGCATCCGCATCACAAAGATATCCAAACGCAACTGGTACAGGTTTGTTCAAGAGAATTGTAGTTCAGAACAACACTCAAGATTTTGCTAACACCGATTACTACGCATACTTGTTGGGTATCCTAACATTCGCTAACCCTGAATCCACAAACATCAACGTGTTTGCAACTTCAAGTATAGATTATGTAAACAACTCTAACCTTGTAGAAGAGGCTATTGACATGGTTCAATTCTCAAGAGCTGACTCAGTTTACATCGCAACGACACCTGATTATCAAATGTTTACTCCTGATGCTACTAACTCATTGGATATCATTTATTCACAGGAAGCGGTAGACAACTTGGACAACACAGGTATCGATTCAAACTATACTGCGACTTACTATCCTTGGATTTTGACAAGAGATACTGTCAACAACACCCAAATTTACTTACCACCAACAGGTGAAGTTTGTAGAAACTTGGCGTTGACAGATAACATCGCGTTCCCTTGGTTCGCTTCAGCGGGTTACACAAGAGGTCTTGTGAACTCTATCAAAGCGAGAGTGAAATTGACTCAAGAAGATAGAGATACTTTGTATCAAGGAAGAATCAACCCTATTGCGACATTTGCTGATGTGGGAACAGTAATTTGGGGTAACAAAACTCTACAAGTTGCTGACACTGCATTAAACAGATTGAACGTAAGAAGATTGTTACTTCAAGCTAGAAAGTTGATTTCAGCAGTAGCAGTAAGATTGTTGTTCGAACAAAACGATCAAATCGTAAGACAACAATTCTTGGATAGTGTTAACCCTATCTTGGATTCAATCAGAAGAGACAGAGGTCTTTATGACTTTAGAGTAACAGTTTCTTCTTCACCTGAAGATTTGGATAGAAATACATTAACTGGTAAAATTTACCTAAAACCAACGAAGGCGTTAGAATTCATCGATATCGAATTCTTCATCACTCCAACAGGAGCTTCGTTTGAGAATATCTAAAACAGAAAGGGGGGTTTAGTCCCCCCCTTTTTTAGCCAATGAGAAAAGAGTATACAGAAGGGTTTCAATCGGAGAGCACACCAGATATGAAGTATTATGCGTTCGACTGGGACGATAATATTGTTCACATGCCCACTAAAATTATAGTTAAAGATGATAGTGGAAATGAAGTGGGAATGTCTACTGATGATTTTGCGGAATATAGACATATGATAGGTAAGGAACCTTTTGATTATAAAGGTTCAACTATTGTAGATTATGCTGATGAACCTTTCAGAAATTTTAGATCGGGTGGTGACAAAGATTTTTTGGTTGACGCTATGAAAGCTAAAGTCGGTCCCGCTTTTGATGATTTCAGAGAAGCAATCAATAACGGATCAATATTTGCAATTATAACAGCGAGAGGTCACAATCCTAACACTATTAAAGAAGCAATATACAATTATATTATTTCAGGATTCAATGGTATTGACAAAGATCAACTATTAAAAAATCTTAAAAAATATCGATCATTCGTAGACGAGGAGGACATGAGTGACGAAGAACTGATAAAGTCTTATTTAGAACTCAACAAATATAATCCAGT